CATGCCACCCATACCACCCATGCCACCCATGCCACCCATACCACCTTCTCCACCAAACATATTTGAAAATATATCAAATGGATTTATATTTGGTCCTCCCATATTTTTAACAGCATCTAAACCAAACTTATCATAATTTGAACGTTTTTCCTTGTCGCTCAATATTTCGTATGCTGCTGATATTTCTTTGAATTTGTTTTCACATTCTATTTTATTATCTTTATTTCTATCAGGATGATATTTCAATGCTAATTTTCTATAAGCTTTTTTTATATCAGGATCACTTGTTTCTTTCGAAACACCTAATACATCATATAATTTTGTATCCTTTTTAGTATCAAAAAACATAATTATAAATTAATTATGACATAAACTTTAAATAACATTTCAATTAATAAATTTAATACTTTAATAAATTTAATACTTTAATAAATTTAATACTTTAATAAATTTAATACTTAATTATCGAATTTAGAACATTCAGTAAACTCTAAATATTCAATTGACTTTTTATTTTTATCGTATACTCCACCAACAGTTGATATAAATGACGGCTTATGGGTTTTATCAAGATTACATTGAATTTTATCATATCGGTAATTATCATCACCAGGCTTAGGATTCATACCAAACACAACGCCATAAACCTTTTTATTTTTATTATTATATGTTTTTACCAATTTTCCACTATTTAAATCTTGACAGAAAAATTTAATACCACGAATACCACGGTCATCATACATACCTTCTACTTTATAAATAGCAGAATTTGCTGGACAATTAAAATTGGTTCTTTCTACATTTTTAGATTGATTTTTGTAATCACCAATTGTATCTTTAGATTCTCCAAGTGTTTTTATAAAATAAGATTTTTTATTATGTTTTTTGTTACCATCAACTAAATATTGAATCGCCATTATTTTTTTTGTATTTTTATTGTAATTTACTACAGCACCAATAATAGGTTTATTTTCTTTACTTTTTTTAATGGTCTTGGTATATTTATATTTGTTTTCGTTGGTAATTACTATATTATTTCCAATAATCTTATTTTGAGGATCGTCGTCACTTTTTNAGAAAAGATTATCAGATCCTTTTAATACCAAATCCAAATCAATTTCAGTATTATCTTCAATATCTATAATTTCCTTTTTAATAATATTTTTATCCCTTGTAAAATTACCAGTTTTTTTTACAGTTATATCGCAACATGAATTTTTTCCCGATATTCCTCTTCCACCTCTAGGACCTGTTGTACCTTTTTCTCCTTTTTTTGTAGTTATATATCTATGATACGTTTTATAAAACAAAAAAATACACAAGTTAAATACAAAAAATACTAACACTATATTTATAACCATATTTATATATTTATCTGTAATTTCATTTTCTATTAATTTTTTAACATGTGCTATTAAAAATATACTAATAAATATAATACCAATCGATACATTTCTATATGTTTGCCAACGTATATCCACTATTTCCAAACTCTTTTTTTTTGGTTTATTCAAATTAATTATGTTTGTCATTAATATAATTAAATATTTTAAATAAACTATGTATTTTTACAACATATATTATAATTATTTTCAATGGTGGAATCAAAATTCCAACCATTCGGACATTTTTTAGTATTTCCATTGACATCAAGTAAGCATATTCGTTTATTTTCTAATTCTGAATTAGATTGTATTTTTACTGGATACATATAGTTAGNAAAATTTGATGAACCATTTAACCCTATTTGTATTCTTTTGTCATTATCTGCCCCAGCTTTTGAAAAAAAATATTTGTATTTTTGGTCAGCACCANTACCAATTGGGGAAGGATCATTTATTTTTGTATTACTACAACATAANTTCAGGTCTTGTGTGGGGCCGTTCTGATGCTTATGTTTCCATATTTTATTTGAATATAAACTAGTATCACAATTTGGATTATCGGATATATTACAATTACAGTCAGTATTTGTATCTGTATAAAAACATAACCCAACATTAGAATTATCATCTTTGTAAGTTATCATATCCTCTCCTAAAAATATATCTTCTCTTGGTGCTTCAGGGCATAATTTTACACTATTATTTACACTATTATTTACACTATTATTTGTATTAGAACCTTCAAATGTATTTGTATTTGTTTTCAATTTAGCACCACGCAAAATAGATGGTTTTAAAACAAAACTATCGGTTTTGAATTTTGTTAGATATGTATCAAAATATTCATCAATTAATTGATAATTTATTGCCACAAATTGACAACCAGTTTCAAAAAAATAAGACGGTTCATAATTGTATGTAAGTATTGTTTTTTCATTTGGTGTAACTAATGTTAAATTTTGTTTATTATAAGTCTTTAATGTTTCAGAGTCTATTTTTAGTACATTTGATATCTCATCTATGCTTAATGGATCATCATTCTTATCCGGTTGTACTAAAGCCTCATAACTAATTTTTTTTAATGATGGCTTGTTAAATGAATAATTAATAAATTCTTCTAATTTTGAATTTTTAAATCCTTCACTCGAAAATATAAGAATCTTTTTCTTTAAATTCTCAATTGGTTCTTGTGCTATATTTACTTTACTAAATGTATATTTATTGGAAAGAAGATATGTTTTTAAATATTTTAATATATATTCATGAATTTTATTTAAACAATGAATATTCCCATTTGTATTTAAATTTAATATAAGAATAAATGGATCATCATAATTATTTACATATCCAGGATTAAAACATGCGATTGATAATAATCTACAAAAATCTTCGAAATTTATAGTATTTAATGATAATTTCCATTGACCATCTCTTATACCAGTACCTAACACTGGATTCGCATTTAATCCAAGTGTATCATTAAATATATCTATATACATAGCACGAGCACCACTTTTTATTATTTTTTCAGTTATAGATAAATCACAATATTCAAAGTACTGGTTTTTTCCCATATATGGTCTAAAAGATGTAGAAATATAATAATCACATAATTTTGCCTTTTTGTATTCATCAAGATTTAATTTAGAATTTATAACTAAATAAGAATCCATATTATCCATTTCATATATAGTGCTTGATATTCTATACGATTTTGAAAGTAAATAGGATAGGTATATAGCGAAAAACAATATAATTGAAATTATTATAACTTTTTTATAAATAAACATATCTTTAATGTTTGGTAAAGCCATTAATAATTTAAAATAAATAAATTTCAATTAAAATGTATTTTTATTTAAAAATAATATTCATATATATGTATAAATGAGTGAACAAATATTGAATCCAGAAAATCAACGATATGTACTTTTTCCAATACAATATAAAGAATTATTCCATTTATATAAAAAGGCCTTAGCATCCTTTTGGACAGTCGAAGAAATAGATTTATCAAAGGACATGAATGATTGGAATAAACTTAAACCTGAAGAACAACATTTTATTAAAAATATATTGGCGTTTTTTGCTGGTAGTGATGGTATTGTTTTAGAGAACTTAGCAGTTCGCTTTATGAATGATATCAAAATTCCTGAAGCGGCTTGTTTTTATGGATTTCAGATAGCCATGGAAAATATACACTCAGAAATGTATTCATTACTTATAGACACCTATATTAAAGATAAACCAGAAAAAACACGATTATTTAATGCTATAGACACAATTCCTTCTGTTGGAAAAAAAGCAGAATGGGCCATTAAATGGATTAATGATCCTGAATCTTCATTCGCTAAAAGAGTTGTAGCATTTGCTGTGGTAGAAGGAATATTCTTTTCTGGTAGTTTTTGTTCTATCTTTTGGTTAAAAAAACGAGGATTAATGAGTGGACTTACATCAAGTAATGAATTAATTAGCCGCGATGAAGGTATGCATACCGAATTTGCAGTCGCTATATATTCATTATTACAACACAAATTATCGTTTGATACAATAAAAGAAATTATAGAAGATGCTGTTAAAATAGAAAAAGAATTCATTATTGATTCTATACCATGTAAATTAATAGGAATGAATTCAGAATTAATGAGCGAATACATTGAATATGTCGCCGATAGACTATCATTACAATTAGGATATGAAAAAATATATGGTGCATCAAATCCGTTTGATTTTATGGAAATGATTTCATTAGAAGGTAAGACAAACTTTTTTGAAAAAAGAGTTATGGATTATTCTAAAGCAAATATCGCTACCGAATCAACAAACAATCATACCTTTGATTTAAGTGCTGACTTTTGAAGATGGATATATTTTAATAGTGATTTTGCTCCAATAGATTCATGTTCTATCAATTCTTTCAAAATTCTTGGATAATATCTATATATATCTATAATATTCATAATAGTAATACCTTCATACACCCAACGTGTACGAACATCATTTGGTGATACCATTGAAACACCACTACTATCTATATCTAACTTTATGATTTGTTGTTTAAATTCATTATTTTTAGGATTGTAGTTTATGAGAATAACATAATTACAAGATTCAATCATAGGACGTGTTGAACTATCATATTTAGATGGAAAGGATATAGTTGGAAAAATCTGTTTTGTATAACTATCGCTAATATTACAAAATTGTTGCTTTACAATATATTTTAATGTTATACCATCTTCAAACACACCATTATGTATCATTTTTTCTGGAAATGGAATTTCATCTCCAAGAACAATACTATCATTATCACCAAACCCTAATATATGACTATCAATTGCTTCTTGCCATTTTTCATCGTATTTATATGGAATCAATTCTTCCCTAAATGATTCAACACATCCAAACAATTTGTTTTCAATCTTACACATTTTACTGTATATATCTAATAAAGTATTTGGATTAATGCCATTTTCAAGTAAAATATGATGATTTTCATAGGTTAGAGCAAGTGTCATTTGACCTATATATTGTATCATTTTTTTATCCATTGTAATATTTATGTGTTCTTAATATAATTATAATCAATTTTATAATCACAAACTATTACTATAATGACCATTTGAATGATTGTCTAAAACCCCTGTTTTTACATTATTATCATTTATTACATTAGAATAATGTATTGGTTTTGATTGTTGTTTATCTTCACTAATAACTTTATCTTCACTAATAACTTTATCTTCACTAATAACTTTATCTTCACTAATAACTTTATCTTCACTAATAACTTTATCTTCACTAATAACTTTATCTTCAATCTTAATATATGGATTTAAATAATCTAATCCAGTATTTATTAAATACGAATCTATATTAAATTCTTTTATATTTACAACATCTAGTATTATTTTCTTGTACAATATAATTATGATCCATGATTTAAATACATCTGGATGAAACCGTAATAATGCTGGAAACACGACCGATAACATAGTTAAATAATAATCATAGTTATGTTCATAATGTGCCATAAATCCAAATGATTGACAATACTCGCGTTTTAATGTATGATATTCACTAAAATAAGTACTTGTCTTTAATCTATATACTAAATACTCAATATTAACACCTAACAATATTGTAATCATATATTGACTTAAATATTGTATAATAGTTGTATTATCATTATAATTACTATACAGTATTTCACATAATACAAAAATTGGTATGCTATTTACCAATACATTTTTAAATACAATATCACTTACATACATATAATGGAATTTAATATCAGCTAAAGACATTTTTTTTAATTTAAATTCTGGAAAAAAGATATCATTTATCAATCCAAATAATGAGAAAAATATATAACTAATTAAATAAGTAAAATAAAAATAATACATTAATTAATACATGAAATATAGTTTTTAAATAGATTTTAAATATGTGTTGACTTATTCTTTTTCCAATTTAACATATTCATCATAATTTACCTTTAATTTTATTTTAGCTTCAAATATTTTTTTAATTTCATCATCTAATACAGTATCCTTGATATTATATTTTGAAAATATTTCATTGTCTATTAACCGTTTTCCTGATTTTATTTCTTCTTGTGCCGCATTCCATTCCACTTCTGTTAACGGTCTGATTATATCATTTCCATCTTTGTCTTTGTCAGGAACCCATCCATATTTGTTATATACAGTAACATCGGTAAACATTCCTTTACTATTCTTAATTTCATCACTAATCCATTCTATAAATACAGTCTTTTTCTCTTTAAATTTAGTTAATAATGGTTTTGAACCATTATCATCTTTATCTTTATCTTTATCTTCCTTTTGTTTGGCAACAATGTTATCAATTTCACTATCTGTTAATGTTAATTTTTCAGAACCACTATAATAATCGGCAATATTTTTATTTATATTTTTAAAGAGATTAAGGTAATTTTCCTTTAATAGTTTTTCTCTCGTGCCAACAAAAAAATTAATATACATCACGACATCGTTAAATAACTGATTAGAAATACCAGTTAAGCCCGCTTGATCTGATAGTTTTCCAGTAAAGTCAGATAAATCTTTACCATCAGCCTGTTCCTTAGCAGCAGTAAACTCTAAAAATCCACCTAATGCTTTTGCCCGATCATCATTACCAGCCCCAGCGGATCCATATTCACCATCTAAACAACGAACATCACCAAAATGTTTATCTGATTTCCAATCAGTTTTTCCATCTTTGTCGCATGTTAATGGAGACCAATCTAAAAAGTTTTCTTTATTTGATTTACTTTTTCTAACACAACATACAATAACTAATATTAATATTACAATTAATAATAACGTAAATATGTTATTCAAATTGAACAATTTGTTTAATTTAATATTAGATTTCATTTATATATATAACCAATATTTTTTATTTATAATATAATTAAAATTGTGATAAATAAAACTATTTTCTTAGAATTATATAATGGAATCGGTAAATAATCCTTTTAATGAAAATGATTTTAATAGCGGAGATGGTATGTTAACTTCAGTTTGGGGTCCTAGTTTATGGCATTCATTGCATACTATAAGTTTTAATTATCCAGTATCTCCTACTCAAAAAGAAAAAAAAGATTATTACAAATTTTTTTTATCCTTAAAACATGTATTGCCATGTCGATTCTGTAGACTCAATTATGTCAAAAATCTGAAGGCTGTCCCATTAACTATGAATACAATGAAAAATAGACACACATTATCTTTATGGTTGTACAATCTCCATGAAGAAATAAATAGAATGTTAGGAAAAAAATCAAATTTATCTTATGAAGACGTCAAATTAAGATATGAAATGTTTAGATCAAGGTGCCTTGGCAAACCTAAAAAAATAAAAAAATCTAAAAAATCTAAAAAAGAATCTGGATGTGTTAAACCATTGTATGGTAAAAAATCAAAATGTATCATTAATATTGTTCCAAAGGAAACTAAATGTAAAACATTTAATATCCATAAAGAATGTATATTGAAAAATTAAATTTACACATTATTCTAATCATCTAATTCTAAAATAAATTTTAATAATTTATCGGTAAAGCCATAATGACATCCATTAGGTTTTGTTTTTGGAATGTTTCTATTTGTCATATTATTTTTATGGGACAATGATACTATTACATTTTCCCAACTTATTTCTTCAAATAAGGTTAAATCCATATTATTAACGATTGATGTACATTCATTTATATTTTCATCATCAAATGTACATTTATCATTCAATATTGACTTATAAAAACATAATGATGCTGGTGAAATACATTTTTCTAAAGATGTATTTAAACTTGGAGCATTCATATATGATATTATATTAGTTATACACATACTTGCCAAATATCTAACACCAACTAATTTATTATCTTGTAATAAACTATTAACGCGTTTATTTATACTATATGGAAAATAATAATCATCATCATCCATAAAAACAATTATATCGTGTTTTGCTAAATTGCACGCATTTCTTCGTGACTTTCCAATCGATATTATTTCAGAATTATGATAATAACTAATATTCATTTTTTCCCGATTCTCTTTATCTGGCAATAAATCCTCAATTTTTTCATCATTATTACTTGTATC